ATAGTTAAATATGCCAAATTTAATTTAATAGATCAAGATGATGCTGTGCAAGAAGGAGTCATGATATGTTTTGAAAAAGTAGATAGATTCGATCCTTCTAAGGGAAAAGCGTTCAATTACATGACCACTTGTATTCTAAATCATTTTAAGCAATTGTATAGGTCTGCCAGAAACTACAATGATTTAAAAAGAAGATACTCTGATTTCGTTCAGCTTAAATTTGAACAAAATCTACCTTATATAAATAAAAATTTTAAAAAACATAATAATTCTTAAAACTTGATATTTAATTATATTCACAATATAATTAAATATAACTTATAGGTGACAAATTATGTTTTATGGAAACGATGGTTTGGATCAATTAGAACGACAAGAAACACTAAAAAAACTCGAAGAACACGGTCTTGGTAAATTTGTTGAATTACTTCTTTCTAATGAAAATAAAGTTTATACTAAAAAAGGAAGACTCAATAAAAGTGGAGCTTGCAGAATATTAAATTGCAAGCCTAAAGAATTAGAAGAAATGCTTTTGAGATGTAGAGATATACTTAAGAATATATATTAATCTTCGTTTTGCACATAGGCACGATCATATCTAATAGTTATATCGACATAAACTACATCAGATACTGTCATGTCTAACTCTCCCCAGTTTACTTCTTGAAAGTATGGATTTTCAAAAACCCAAACTTCTATTGTTTTTCCACAACCATCCAACATGCCAACTTTCATTTCTTTGAATTTATAACCATCAAATGCAAAAGAACCAACAGATGTATTGTAAGTACCTTTTTTTGGATCATATAGTTCTATTATTGTTTGCCAAACAGCATTGTCTGTTCCTCTTTGAATATCATATAAAGTCAAAGTTATTGGCTTCCAATCTGGTTTGCCCGGAAAGTAAATAGTTTCGTTAAGATGTTGTGCTTCCATATCTTTGAAAGTCAATGTTGGTCTTGCCGTTTTATTTGGTGGTAATATATCCGTATAATTTTCTTCGTCAAATTTTACAAACCACCTATATTTTCTTTTAAAACATGTGGTTGGTAGATTTAATTTTCCTAGACCCATGTCTATATCTGATCCGCTTCGTGGCATGTTACCTCTTTATGTGAAAAAAGGTCTTGTTTTGGTTACAAGACCTTTTAATTTAGTATTAATTTAGTATTATTTATTTGATTAACCGTCACAACCTGCACAACAAGGGTCCTTCATTGTTCCACACATTACTTCGTATTGTGCTGTAGCGTAACGCAAGGTTACTTCGATGGTTGCTTCTTCGGAACTTGAATAATCAAGTTCTCCAAAGTTAATGGCTTGAGGCCAGCAATGTCCTAAAGTCCATTTTTCTAATTCTGTTCCACAGCCATCGAACATTGTAAGGGCTACTTTTCCAGCGTATCCTTGAGATCCATTATCTTCCGTTCCCTTGCGGGAAGATTGGTGTAAGCCAACATTGTCTGTAAAATTATATACAGTTGCGAGCCAAGTGTATATACCGTTAGAACCTGAATCTCCTTCTCTAACTGCTATATCGTAAAATGTTACACTTATGGTTTCCCAAGTTGCTTTGCCGGGAATCCACATTTTTCCATGAAGAAAATTAATTTCAGTTTCTTCAATTGAAATATTTGGTCTTGAAGCTACTTTGACTAAGTGACTTCCAATTACTGAGTCGCAAGGACAAAAGAATTCCATCGTCCATCTGTATTTTCTTTTGAATACAATATTGTCGTTGCCTAGTAATCCTAAGCCCATATCTATACCACTTCCACTTCTAGCCATTTTTCACCTCTTTTTTTAAAATTTATTTAGAATGTATCTGCGTTCTCAGAGAAACTACCGGTTCTATGAATAGAGAATTCAATAAACATGAATTCGACTGCTCTTGTGGGCTGAATACCAATTCTGGCCCTAAATTCATTTCTATCAATTACATCTGGCGTGTTCAATTCAGTGTCTGCCTTAATGATATAAGCAGTAATGCCTCTTCCGACTTGTACTTCGTCTAAAATTCCTTTTGCCAAAAGTATAAATCTGCTTCTGAAAGTGTTATCGTTAGGTTCGAATAGCAAAGTTCTAGAAGCAACACGGATTCTTTTTTCAATATAGAACATCATTCTTCGAACATTTACTCTATCGAGTGCTGTAGGTCTTCGTTGTAATGTTTTTTGACCAAAAACTACGAATCCGCCAACATCTGGGAAGCTAACAATCGGATTTACACAATTTCTATTGCCGTAGAGTAGATCTCTTTCTTCCAAGTTCGGTCTATCGTAAACATCTGAAATACCGGGAACGATACCACGAGTAATACCAGCTGGAGCAAACCAAGGACGAGCGATAGCATCGCTTCGTGCAATTGTTGCCATTACAGATCCGCTTGGAGGAACCCAAACATCTACTTGATTGTAGTTGTCACGAGTTTTTACCCAAGGCCAGTACAATGCAGCAAAGTCAGTATCTAACTTTGTGGTATTAAGAGGATGACTTCCGTTCTGCCAAGCAATGATTTCCTTAATAGTAAGACCAAAAGGAGGATCGATAATAGCAAGGCAATCGGTTCTAACATTCTGACAGAAGTCGATCAAAGCGGTAACACAAGTAGTGCTTGCGTGGCCGGGAATTGCAATTAAATCGATGTCGATTTGTTCGGTGTCGGACATGGTGTAAAGACCAGTAGAACCAATCTTGCTACCAATTAAAAGTGAATCTTGATCATCTGGATCTGCTGGGATGCCATCAGAGCCACCAACTAGTGTATAGGTTCCGTTTGCAGGACCTGCGTTTACATCGGTATCGTCAGAAACACGAATATAATCAGACACTAAGGAAAGGTAACTTTCAACATAGAAACGGCTAGTTGGATCTTTGGTAAGATTGCCCCACGCTTCTACTTGAACAGCATCGTTAAACACTTCAACTGTGAACACATTTGCGTTTATATCATTAGTTATTCTAACTTGAGTCATGTTACCATCGATGCCAACAGAATCAGCTTGTACTGTAAAAGTTGTTTCATCACTAGTGTTGCTAGTTCCAGATATTACACCTGCAACTGCGACATCGGCATCGTTAGAGTCTCTAGAAGGACTTACTCCTTTTTTGGTAGATGTGGAAAATCCAAAAACATCTAGTGCTGTACTGTCTGGTTTGATGCGAAGACGGGAGTCTTTACCATAAGCAAGAGTCTGAATTTTAAGACTGTTGGTGTCTACAACTGCTTCCCATCCACCGGGAAGATTGTCGTCACGATAGTCATTTATTGCGTCAACTATATCTGCAATTGTGGTGTCGTCGGCTAAAGTTCCTAATGCTGCATCTAAATCTACTACTTGTACAACATTATCGATAAGAACATTATCGGTTCCGTCTACAACGATGTTGATATTCAATTCAGATAGCCCACCTAGATCATATTCTCCATTTACCGAATATGCATCATCAGTAGGGAAAAATGTATTGTCTCCAGTTACTGTAGCGTGAGACATGCTGGTTCCCAAACCAAATTGGCTATCGGCACCATAAATTGAATCTTGAATAGATACGAATTCCATTGTAGCATTTGGACCATAAGCCCAAATAGTCCTTACTCCAAGGAAATCATCATCGCCATCATCGTGCTTGAAGAATTCAATTCCATCATCGGAACTAAGTTGATCATTAAGGGCTGTTACGACTTCTTGAACAGTATATTCTTGTCCAATATCAAGATCGTCAACAGTGAGTACCAAGGTCTTTGGCATAAGCTGACCATTAAGTCTATATGCAAAAAACTTATCGGTCATAACTGTGACTGTTTCTGATTCGTCATTCATAAAGCCAATAGAACCTATTGTTTCTACAACTCCACCTGCGGATGGAATTTTAACTTTTGCTTCTGTAGCTTCTTCATCATTTACTGGGTCTACTTCTGCAACACGAACGACATACACTTGATTTGCTACTAAAAGATATTGATCAGCAGCATATGTTAGATATGGATCGCTAACATCTGGATGGGGTTGTCCGAAAATTCTATGAAGTTGAGCGTTAGTGCTTACGAGCGTAGGCAAGTTAATTGGGCCTTTGCTTGCAAATCCTACCAATGCACCAACATGTAAAGTTTGTTCTGGTGCGATGAAGGACAAATCTTTCTCAGTTATTCTTACACTGGGACTGATTGTGTTCGAAGGTGGAAAACCTTTTAAAATAGCCATATTATTTATCTCCCTTTAGCAAAATTTTGTTTGGTAGGTATTTTACGGATATTAATCCTTGATCTACTGCTCTATCTATGTATTCAGTTGTTCTTTCATCTTCTAAATAATAAATATTTTTTCCACTACCTATAGATGGAACATTTAGAGTGGTGAAAGAACGAGGTGCCTTTCTTGACTTTATTATCAACTGTACTGGAAATTTATTCTTGTTTTTAATTTCTAACATTTAAGTTCCTTAACAGCTTCCTCTATTTTAAGCATAACCTTCGATATTTCATTTTCGTTTAATCCATCAACAATGTCGATCTTAGTCTTTAATATCGCTTTCTTTCTAACTATCGGTTGAGGTATGAAAGTTTCAGTAGTAAATCCAAATTCGTATTTTATAATCCTGATTGCTTGGTCGCCCGGTTCTGCGTCAAGATTATTTGATATCGAATCTAACTTTACAATTACCTCCCAAGGTACGCCAGTTACTCTTATATATGCAGTTTGACTAAATTTTGTAATAATTTGTTCGAATATCTGATTCATATCTTCCAAATATAATGTCCAAATAGTTAATGTGTAATTTATATCTATTGGAATACCTCTTGCTACGCCAAATATTGTGTCTCTTTCATATTTTTCGCTTGTAGTAAATCCGGGCTTATTTCCAAGAGTCGGATCACGCATGTAATCAATTGCTTTGTGGTATGTGTATCTGTTGGCATTAAAGGCGTAACCATTATCTATAATTGCCATGAAAGGTAGCCTGATGCGATTGACTACAAGGGTTTCGTCTTTTACAAGATTTTCTTGAAGTATTGCTGCTACTGCTTTTTCTTGAGTACCCCAAATTATCGGTACTGGAAATGATTTTGCGTTTTCATCGATTACTATTACATTTCTGAATAGATCGATCATGGCTTCATCGCAACCACGTTTAGCCTTGCTGTATCTATAAACTGTTTGGGTATCGGGATTATTTGAATCTTGTACGATTTGGCCTGTTTGCATTGGGTCGCAGTTTGCTCCCGCTCCGAGACCTGTTTTTTTAAATGATTTATCGTCTAACCAAGCCAAGTCTTCGGTATTTGGGTTTTTTAAATTTAATTCTGGCCCATCACAATTTCCCGGAGGCTTATCTAATATTGGGTTGTTTGGCAAGAAACTTTTATCATTACAAACATTCTTTTCTGATTCCATTGCTTATCCTTTTTAATAAAATATTTACTATTATATTTTACATTATGAAATTTATAACAACCAAAAAAACCAACCAAAAAAAGTTTTTATATCAGTATGAACCGAGATATATTAAGAAAATAAAAATTCCTTTTATGCTCATAAGTCCAAGTAGGAAATATTACATTTGGGGTGGCGTTGGTGGCGTTGATGGTGGTTCTGGTGGCATTTCTGCACTACCAGATGGTGGTGGAGCAGAAGGTTGAGCAGGAACTTCGCCAGATGGCGATGCTTTTTCTGGAGCTTTTTCTTTAGAAGGCTCGGTTGTGGTTCCAGAAAGTTTATCAATAAATTCTTGAATCATTTTTTTTACTTTTTCATTTTGAACCTTGTCGATTAATGCTTGAAGTACAGGTTTAAAGGCACTGACTGCATTGTCGTTGGCTGGAGCATCTACCCCAGATTGATCCTTGTTGACTTCGATTTCTTCAAGAATAAGATTGTTTAGTTTATAAAAGTTCATTTTTGACTCCTTATATGATTTTAATTTTTTGTACTTTTGGTTGTTCTTCTGTAACTTTTCCTTCTCCGGTGGTAAGCGACTCTTGGAATCTTTGACAAATTAATTCCAATCGCAAAGCACCCCACAATTTAAATTCCCCTAAATTCCGTTGAATCACCACCCAATTTTCTCTTAGATGTGGAGTGAAAATTCTTGAACCTATTTTTGGTGGATGACCAATTGATTTTAATGTGGCTCTGTAATTTACTTCAAATCTCATTTCGTCTGGTGCGTCTATACCAAACGCACTCATATAATTTTGAGAAGGTACTGGTTCGTAGTTACCCCAAAGTTCGACTGGAATTGGGCTGAAAAGTTTACCACGATCTTCAAAATAAATGGGATCAACTGTTTGTGGTTGGATGAAAACTTCGTAATAAAATATTGGCGATCCACCTCTACGCAATGATTCTTGATCCCACGAATTAAACAAATCGTGTTCTGGATTGTTTGGATTGTATTGTTGGTATGTACCACTTGGTTTATATGGTGTTCCATCGCAATTGTAAATCATTTCCACCCCAGTTTGTGACAATCTATATATTGCTTAAAATTAAAAAAAAAGGGTCGATTATTAAATCGACCCTTTTTAATTTATAAAACCATGTTTTGTTTGTTATTCTAGTGAAACTTTTGGTGTAATAGCGATTTGACCACCACCAGAAGGCAATTGGAAAGGTGCGCCTGTAAATCGTTCAAGCCATAGTAGTTTTACACCGCCAGAATACGAAGCACTAGTGGTAATGTAATATCCATAACAAGTTACTGCGGTTGTAAATGTAAATGTAACTTCAGAATAACTTGCAGTAGTTACTCCACCCCCATCAGTACCAATGCTCCATGCTGTGCCAAGAAGAGTAATTGATGCGTATCCAGATGCTGTTGCCTCTGTTACTGCACCAATAGTCGTCGTTTCTGCTGGAGTTAAATTGTTTGTGAAAAGATGTAACACTCTGTTGCCACTAGAATATGTTGCAACTGTAGCCGTAGGTGCAGTTCCATCAGTATTGGTAGAGTTAACTATATATTGCAACAGGAGAATTTCGCTATCGTTTGGAACTATAAGTGCCATGTAAATCAATCTCCAAAAAGTAATTTTGGTATACAAACTTATAAAAATCTATAAACAGATTTTTTGTTTGATTCTGGTCTATTAGATGGTGACTTGTTGATTTCTCGACATGAAACTTATCCTCTCAACCAGCTTTAATTTCCGTGTACCCCACGGTATTTCACCAAATTAATTGGCATATTAAAAATCATAATTTCCGATACAATCTTATATAGTATTGCCTTTGGTATTTTTTACTTAACAATATTTTTTAGATATATGTTGATATTATATTGCATGGCTATTAAAAATTCAGATGGTTCAATTTTTAAATTAAACGGTCCAATACCAGTTATGAAAGAACAAAAAACTTGGAATGGATATGTTCTTCATAATATGGAATGGAATCCTTATAGTTTTGGTTCTGAAGATAACAATGTATCGCAAGAAACAGTTGTAAAAAAAGATCCTTTCATTGAAGAATTGGAAAGAAATCCGCCCAAACAAGAAGAGGCTATAAAAAAAGAAGAAGTTCCACCTCCAAAACAAGATAAAAAAATAACTATTCCAACAACCTTGTGTTATTGTTTGCCTACGAAAGTAGAAAGTAAAGTGGATTCGTTATACGATGAAGTTCGTAAAACCATTTCATACGATACGCCTTTTGTATTAGAAATAGTGATAACAGAAGAAACAGATGTTAATTTCGAATGTTGGACGACAGTTAAAAATATTGACTTTGGTTCAATATTGTATCCTAAAAACAAAATGAAAAGATGGTGGAGTGTATCGCACTTAGAAGAAAAGTCTGGAGGCTTTCTTATTAAATGTGTTATTTCTTCCTATCAACCAGCATTTTCTGATTGAGTGCCTGTTATCTTAACAGAATATCCAAGTTTCTCAAGTATTTCTTTATGATCGTTAACCGATTTTTTATAGCCAGATTCGTAAATGTCCATTATTAGTTTTATAAATTTCTCTCCATCGTGTTTTGTTAATATAAGGGAACATAATCTTTCTATTATTTCTTCATTTTCAACATATTTTGTTTTTGAAATTTCAAAAACCAATTTTTTTAT